GACTAATGTTATTCGAGTGGAGGTGAAAGATGTATATGGGACATTGAAGTACTACCCCCTATGCGAGAAGGCACAACTGTTTGCAGATATAGCAGGGACTAAGACTCTCACGCTACACGCAATCAAAAAAATCGAGGCGTTGGGATACTCAATCAACGCAACGGCACGAGCAATTAATTTTTAAGGAGATTCGTATGACATACACATTTAGTAGATATTTTCTTGATGGGTTCGGCACAGAGGAACAATTGAATGAGTTGCTTCACTCAGATGTTCTCCCACTGGTGCGTGAGTTGCAATTCAAGTATGGCTTGAAGGTCATGGGCAAAGTAATGAATGTAGGCTATCCGCAAGAAGATAAAGATTCTTACATGATGTGTCACCCCAATGGGCTGGCAGTGTGTAAGGTATGGACAACAAGTTTGGGTGGCGCTAACAATGATCAGATAGAGTATTGTTTCCGCACACCTTTCTATGCCAAGTCTCGTGGCTCAGATCAATCTGATAGAGAGACTATCCGTAGTACAAAACTTTCTTCATTGATGGCGGTACTAAAGCGTCAAGCTGCTGTGCGCAGTAAGAAAGACATTATGGATAACAAAATCAAGATGGTCAGGAGTGGTGTTCACGCTTTGCGCCAGTCGATGGGTAATAGCGATAAGCAGAACTCTTTTACGCCTGACGAGATTCATGCGATATTGGCAACCTTACTAGGGGAAAGTACCAATGGTCTTTCTGTACCATTAGACCTAAATAAATGTAAAAATACACTTGACATTTACAAAGAAGCTGATAAGATACGAGATATAAAGAGAGAAGAGTCCAAGCGGTTCTTTAAGAATCCTTTCTATCTCATTGGCATAGACGACTACAAGCACTTACTCATAGGCAAATTCAAGATGACTGTATTGCATAGTGATACGAGCAAGATGGAGTACGAGATCATTGAAGACTTCAAGCGAGTCAGAACGATCGAGGAGTATCCCGAACTAGTGCCGTTGATGACGATGATGAAAGTCTCTTACGAAACTAAAGAGGTGCGCAGGCTTGGTACGTTGAACTTCCCAATCATGGACAAGTATGACGAGGGTCTTGATGCAGTATTCTTTTATAGCGGTCAACCCACGAACTACGAACACTCATGGATGGCTACCCCATGCCCCATCTGATTGGGGAACTGAGTCCTGTGGTTCACCCCAAGAATTGGGATTTGATTCGTGTCCCTGTTCGCAAGGTAGACGATCAGTACATTGTGTATGTGGCTGATGGGTTTCATCGCATATACACCGATGACACTTTGCCTGATGTGTTGAAGTCTAAGTTTGCAATGATTAACGCTAATGGAGAAAAGTTTTTGTTTGATTCAAAAATACTTAGACTGACACTCTACACAAACACACACGCCCCCGAACTCGACGAAGTTGGGTGGAGGGCAAGCGAGACCTACTACTGTCTAGTCGTAGATCGACCAACTTTAGAGTCACTGAAGGGTGGGATACAAAATGACGCCTGAGGGTACAGTCAAGAAGAAGATCAAAGATATTCTTCACGCAAAGGGAGCCTACTTCACTATGCCCATCGGTACTGGCTATGGTTCGGCAGGTGTCCCTGACTTTGTGATTTGTTACAAGGGGAGGTTCATCGGGGTGGAAGCGAAAGCAAACGGCAACAAGCCTACTGCCCTACAAGAGAAACATATGTCAGCCATTCGTGGACATGGTGGGTTCACCCTTGTCATTGATGAGACTAACATTGATGCGCTAACGCGCCTACTGGAACAGTTATGAATGAAGAAGATCGTAGCAATCTGCGTGACCTACACGCTGGCTTTGCGTTAGTTGGTTTAATCATGAGAGGAGGATTGTCAGACCAAATAACTCAGACTGCGTATGAGATCGCAGATGCTATGCAAGAAGCACGAGACCAACATAGTGTTGGAATCGTATCAATTAAACGCCAAACCAAAAAGGAGAAGGCAAATGAAACGCAATAAGATTGAACAGGTTCGTGTATTGTTGGAGAGAAACCCACGCATGAAAACCGCAGACGTAATGAAGGCTCTTGGCACTACCAAGTCATACACCTATGTACTGATGAGCAAGGCAAGATCGTCATATCAGAAACAATATGGCGAGACCATTGAAGATCGCATGATCAGATTGAGAGACTTGGCGAAGCGTATTGAAATTGTAAGACCTAATAATTTACCCAAGGGTATGACTGTGGCAGAAGCGGAGGAAATTGTAGCTGACGTGAATCAAGCTATTTCCCAACATGACTCAGTGAATCACCCTACGCACTACACGACAGGTGGTATCGAGACAATCGATTTCATCGAGGCGAAGAAGCTTGGGTACAACTTGGGTAATGTCGTGAAATACATTACTAGGTCAGGACTCAAGGGTAATCAGTTAGAAGACCTGCGCAAAGCGCAATGGTATCTTTCTCGTGAAATTGCCACACTGAAGTAAAGCCCGAAGGCATGGTTCGCCATGCCTTTTTTTGTATCTGTACTTTTTGTTAGATAGCGACCCATGACTCAGTGGGATGCTATTTAGAGACCAGTTACTAAGGAGAGAAAATTGCCAAGACCCAAACCCCCTGCGCCTCTTATTGGAAGGCAGGTACGCATGACTGACAAGCAGTGGTTAATCCTTAACCAGCTTGGCGGTGCGGAATGGTTGCGAACACTCTTAGAGAAGAAAGCGCCATTCCCTGCGTCGTACTACAAAAAACTTTTAGAGAAACCAAATGTCACTGATAACGATTGACTTTGAGACTTACTACGATAGCAAGATCAAGCTAGGCTTCAAGCATCAGACCACTGAGGAATACATACGTGACAAGCGTTTTGAAGTTATCGGTGTGGGCGTGAAGGTAGACGAGCAACCGACTGTCTGGGTATCGGGCGGTAAGGATAAACTAAAAGAATTCTTAGCATCATTTGATTGGGGCAGCAGCGCGCTTCTGTGCCACAACACCCTTTTCGATGGAGCGATTCTTAGTTGGATCTACGGCATCACGCCCGCGTTCATGTTCGACACTCTATGTATGGCGCGCGCGATTCATGGCGTTGAGGCAGGTGGCTCACTCAAGGCGTTGGCTGACCGCTACGAGATTGGAGTTAAGGGCGAGGAAGTGATTGCCGCTGAAGGCAAGGCACGACTTGACTTCAACAAAGAAGAACTCGAGCGATACGGAGAGTACTGCAAGAACGACGTTGACCTAACCCTCAAGCTATTCAAGATATTGTCGAGCGCGTTCCCTGAGAACGAGATGAAGCTTATCGACATGACTCTGCGGATGTTCACGCACCCTGTGTTCTTTGTTGATGATGCGCTACTGCAAGAGCGCTACGACGAACTGAAAGACGAGAAAGAGCAACTGCTTGAAGGCTTAATGGAGAGGTTAAAATGTGAGACCGCAGAGGCGGTGCGTAAACGACTAGCCAGTAATAAACAGTTTGCTGAAGTGTTAGTTGAGCGCGGGGTTGAAGCCCCCATGAAAGAAAGCAAGACAACAGGCAAGCAGACTTATGCGTTGGCAAAGAACGACGAAGGCTTCTTAAAACTCACAGAACATGATGACCCATTTATCCAACAGCTATGCGCGGTGCGACTCGGCACAAAATCTACCATCGAAGAATCAAGGATTGAGAGATTCATTGATGTTGGCAAACGTAACAAAGGACGCCTACCAATCCCACTTAAATACTACGGAGCGCATACTGGTCGCTGGGCAGGAAGTGATAAGGTTAACTTCCAAAATCTACCAAGTAGAGATAAGAAAAAGAAAGCCCTCAAGAATGCAGTCGTAGCGCCCGATGACCACATCGTTATCAACTGCGACTCGTCTCAAATCGAGGCGCGTGTCCTCGTCTGGCTGGCAGGGCAGGATGATGTTGTCGAGCAGTTTCGCAGGGGAGAGGATGTCTATTCGCTCTTTGCAACCAAAATATATGATCGTCCAATCTCCAAAGAGAACCCAGTAGAACGCTTTGTGGGTAAGACCTGCATCTTGGGTCTAGGCTACGGGACTGGAGCATTAAAGTTACAGCACACGCTCAAGACAACGCCACCTGGCGCAGTCGTTACTGAGGACGAAGCTAAGAACTATGTTGATACATACCGCAAAGCTAACGACAAGGTAATTGATCTGTGGAGAGAAGGCGACAAGGTGATCGCTGACCTAGCCAACTGGGATGACAAGATCAAGCCTTACTACTATGGCAATCACAAGTGTCTCAAGATCACAAAGGATGGCGTGGGCTTGCCCAATGGTCTCTCTATCCGATACCCCGATCTGAAACTCAACACTGAAGAATCTAAATCTAAATACGAATACAAGTCGCGCAAGGGCCCCGTGTCACTGTGGGGTGGGTCGCTAGTTGAGAACGTAGTTCAAGCGTTGGCGCGAATCATTGTGGGAGAGCAGATGATCAAGATCAACGAGAAGTATCGCGTTGCGCTGACTGTCCATGATGCGGCAGTGATCGTGGTTCCCGAAGCGGAGAAAGATGAGGCGCTTGCATATATCGTCGAGTGCATGTCTACGCCACCCGAATGGGCTAGGGGTTTACCCGTAACTTGCGAAGCAAAGTACGCACAGACCTATGGCGAATGTTAATATGTAAAATAAAAGGAGACTTATGATAGAGAAAATGGTAGAATTATATAAGCGGGTAATGCGTCGCGTCACACTGGTAGAGATCACCCAAGAGGAGTTGCGTATGGCACAGTTAGAGAAACTCAAAGCTGAATCAGCGGCAGACTATGCCAAGAGCGTAGTGGCGTACAACGAGGCAAGGATTGCTAGATTGCACAAGCGCATCTCTGAGTACAAGGCGGAGGAAGTATGAGAGGCACTGGATTTGGAAATGTTCTTGCAGGCAACATTGCGGCTCTAAGGGGACAACAAAAAAATGAAAAGTATATGAATCAAAAATGGAAAATGTGTTGGAAATGCCAAAAAGACAAGAACCCTAGTGGTGGATTTCTCCGAATAACTACGGGTTTACACAAATTTATTTGCAAGGATTGCATGGACGCCAAGCAAGAGGAGAAGTCATGACTTGGCCTTTCCCTCCGTTCCCAAATCCCAAAGACACGGGCAACCGAGTCCCCAAGTTCAACCCTGACAACCATGAGGACGCACCGCTATGAAACCTTTGAGTGAAACAACTGCGAGGACAACCATAGGCATGATGCGTTCAATGGCAAGCAATATACCGATCAGTCCGTTTCATTTGATGGCGGCTGATGAAATGGAACAGTTGCTCGAAGAAAGAAAAACAACGCGTAACGACACACTAGAAGAAGTTGCCAAAGAGTTTGACAGTATGAAAGCCTTTGGCGACACAGCGGCTAGTTTTGCCGCGTTTGTAAGAGGTATGAAAAAATGAGTTTCACATGGTCTTTCTCGTCTTACAAGCAGTACCTTAACTGCCCCAAGCAGTACCAAGAAATCAAGGTACTTAAGCGCTTCTATATTAAGCCGACCGCGCAGATGAACTACGGCAATGAGGTACACAAGGCTTGTGAAGATTATGTTGGTGAAGGCAAGCCCCTTGCCAAGAACTACCAGCAGTTCAAACCTGTGCTTGACACGCTCATGGAGATTGAGGGAACTAGGTATCCCGAGCAGAGGATGGCACTTGATGCTGAAGGTAAGGCATGCGAGTACGGCAAAGGCTACTGGGTGCGGGGCATCGTGGACTTGATGATTATCGACGGAGACACTGCGTTCATCATCGACTACAAGACGGGAAGCAACAAGTACCCTGAGCCAAAACAGTTAAAGCTGATGGCGCTCATGGCGTTTGCCCACTACCCTGAGATCAACCGAATCAAAGCGGGTTTACTCTTCGTAGTGCATAACAGTTTCATGACTGAAGAATATTCTAGGGAAGACATACCACAGTTATGGGATGCTTTTTATTCTGACTTGAGTAGAATGGAAGCATCGTATACAAACGATGTTTGGAACCCCAACCCAACACCCCTATGCGGCTGGTGTCCTGTGAACACTTGCCCCCATCACAAGGAAAGATAATGGCTTACGTTAATAAACCCCGCCCTTACGACAAAGAGTACCAACAACAGAAAGCCCGTGGCGAACATGAGCGTCGCATGGAGCGTCAGAAGGGGCGTCGTGCAATAGACAAAACAGGCTCAGACGCCAACGGCAATGGTAAGGCTGATAAGCGTGAAGGTAAGGATGTATCCCACGTTAAAGCCCTCGACAAAGGCGGCTCTAACAAGGATGGTCTGCGCATTCAAAGCGCGGCAAAGAACCGTTCATTCAAGCGTGACTCCAAAGGTAACTTGGTATCAGAGACTAGCAAGAAAGAACGTAAGAAGTAATCTCTACTGTTAGGCATGAGTGAGTAGGCTGGGGGGTGTCGTTGATCTTGCAGTTGCCCATCCCTTTTATAACCTTGTCAGTCAAGCGGTGCTCAGATCTCCCTCTCCTTTCTGCACGACAGGCTTGACCGACTAGCCCCCGTAAGGGGCTACGTTTTAACACAGTAAGGAATAGTATGAATGTAGTAGACGACACAGTTGTTCGGATGGTGATCCCATCTAGCGACTTACAGTTTCTTTTAGGACACATAGAGCGATGCGAAGTGCTCAAGGACGACGGCACAAACGCAGAGGTGGTGGTGTACTGGGGCGTACCCGAGATGCAACGCCTTGTACGCGTCTATGGAGATGCTCCTAACCCAATGCTCAAAGAGTACGACTGGCCGGGAATGTTTCAGCCGTTCGCTCACCAAAAAGTTACAGCATCATTCCTTGCCTTACGAGATCGCTGCTTCTGTTTTAATGAAGCTGGCACAGGCAAGACCTCCTCAGTCATCTGGGCGGCAGACTATCTCATGCAGTTGGGGATAGTCAAACGAGTCCTAGTCGTCTGTCCCTTGTCCATCATGTACTCCGCTTGGCAGGCTGACATCTTTAAAACTGCCATGCACAGAACGGTCGGCGTAGCTTATGGAGACGCATCCAAGCGCAAGAAGATTATTAACGGAGAGTACGAATTTGTCGTCATCAACTTTGATGGGGTCAACATTGTTCAAGAAGATATTAGTAAAGTAGGGTTTGACCTTATTGTAATTGATGAAGCCAACGCATATAAAACAGTATCTACAAAACGTTGGAAGACCTTGGCTAAACTGATCACCCCTTCGACCCGCCTCTGGATGATGACAGGCACA